GCTCTTGACCCAAACACCTCCGGAAAACTTGTACTGTATACCGGTGTGTAGGTTTGTGACGTATGCTAAGGTTGAATCAGGATCACTTGCGTCCCAAACCACGTCCCATTCGTCATTTATTGAATCGTATTGTATTATATCGTTTTTGCTGGCAGGTCTGTGTCTCCATTTTTGACTGAAGAACCAACCCTTGTCTGCTGTGTTGTCGGTGTCTGATGCAACTTCGTCTGTGTCGTCTGCAGATCTTTCATCAGTTCTAAGTTTACCAATATCTTCTGTTATAAGATATCTAGTTCCATTAGTTGGTGTGTCACCTGGATCGAAAGTCAGCGGATTAACGATCTTACTGACTGCTGTCAAAGTGTTTGCAGGTATTGTGTCACTGTCTATAGTGTAGAGAAGTATGGTATCATCAAGAGAAGATGTTGCTATAGTTCCAACTACTTCGTTACCGTTTTCTTGTGTAAGTCTTATCTGTGATGTCCCGTTTGTCACTTTTCCATACTGGTCTAACAATATTTTCCAATTGACTGGAGGCCCAAACGTTTGAAAGGGATCCGCTAGTCCCGGGTCTGTTGCACCTGAGTAAAAGCCATCACCACCAGATTTAACATTTGTACCTGTTGACCCTAGTAATCTCAACTGATTTCCTGTTACTAAAAGACCAAAGTTGTTTGGTGTTATATAACTTCTTGACAGTAATGAGCCATCTATTAATCCTTTGGCAATACCACCGTCGTCATCATACATGCTCATAATAATTTTTTGTACTACACCTAGTTTTTTTACCTTTACAGGCGGAGATAGCCATATTGGCATACTGAATGTCATGGACGCAACATCAATTTCGGACTCTGCTCCTACAGGGATGGTCCTTGAACTGAAAGTTATACCGGTCAGCTCGACGTAACTCAAACTTGTCCAGTCAATGTAATTGTCAGTCTTCTGTATTTCAAAGTCTGGATTAAACAAATATAATATTTGCTCCATTATTTGTAATTTTTGATCGGTGTTGGACGAGAAGATATCCGCACTCACTTCTAATCTAAAAGGTGATGGCATGACCTTTTCTACTGTGTAACCTGCACCTAACTGATTGGTATAGTTGCCATCTGAGTCTACATCTCTTTCTCGTAAATGCTGTTTTTCAATGTGGTATGGATTTTGCATTCTTTCCCTGTCATAATTTAATTCTCTGACATAACAGGCAATTTTAGGGGCGTAATTCAAGGCGTTTTCACTATTATTCCTTATTATATTTGCCACTTGTCTAGTTGGATCTCCGTATACAACTGGCACTGCTCTAAGGTTTACTGAACCATCTTTTGCTTTTCCTGTTTCAACAGAAAAATTACTCAATATTCTGATAAATTGAGTTAAAAATTTTCTAACCTGTCCTTCGTAAAAATGTAGCATTAATTGTCAGCCTTTGGTTTCAGTGCTTCTGAAAGTGATTGTCTTTGTTTTGTAGTTAATCCATTTATAGTAGCCTCTGACGTGTTATTGACAAACCCTGTTTTGTAGTTTGCCCTAGAATCATTATTCGTTGTCGTTATTCTTACTGAGTCCTCAATTTTTACCCATCTGTTCCCGTCATATCTAAACAATCTGTTTGGTAGGAAATCTGTCCTTAAGAAATAATCTCCTTGATCTACGCCGGAAGTTGGAAATGATATTCCAAACCCTGCAGGATTTCCGTTGGGAGCAACACCATCGCCATCAAGGTAGAAGCCATAATGGCTACTTGCAGGCGTATCTATTGTTGCATTTACAGTTGCATCACTACTAGCTCTTTGTTCTTCTGTGTTGACATTTTCAGTTCTAATGTTTCCTCTTTCGTCTATAGGCGCAACATAATATTGTTTGTAGTTAAAGCCTGACTTTGGTGCATCGGATTCTGCCTGAGCAACAACTTGATCATTAATAGTTTTTTCTCTGTTATATGTGCTCATGTAATTTGCTACTGATCCTGTAGTAGTTGCATCTCCTATTACATCTCTGAATTCCTGTGAGTCAACTAATGTTTTCATTTTTAATCTTAAAAGATGTGGCCACCATGTTGCTGAAAATCCTTCAGCGGCTCTGTTTACATCTTCAACCACGTAGTATCTTTTCAGTGCTATTGGAATACTTTCATCTAAAGAATAGTCTTCTTTCATGTGTGGAAATTCAATTACATCTCCAGACATTGGCTTTCGGCCAATTCTCTCAACAATGTCATTTAGATGTACTGTCAAAAATAGAGTGTCGTTTGACAAAAACATACCAAATTGAGATAAATTAAAATCCTGATCTTGTACGTTGTATATGCCTCTAACAGTATAAACGTCACTCGAATATTTTCTGTCTCTGTTTTCTAAAAATAGTAAATCTTGAATTGTAGTTTCGTTTATTTCGCTTCCTGCATAATTTGGTTGTGTAGGAGAAGCCTCTCCGTCTTTTTGTGTGTCGCCTTGATCGTATGGTCCTAGGTATTTGTGTAGGTGTAGATCTGTGCCTCCAACAGTGAACATCTCTCTGATGTTACGATCGAAGAATTTGTAGTCATTGCCTTTTTCAGGCTTAAAAATGGATAATCTTGGCATATCACACATATTTATTGCCTAGGCAAAGGCTATAAATATGAGTATGTCAGAACTACAAACAGGTCAACAAGAAATATTCGATTACGTCAAAAACAATCTCGGTGAAGGGATGATTGACGTAGAATTAGACCCAAAACACTATCAAACGGCACTAGAAAGAGCAGTAAACAAATTCAGACAGAGATCATCAAATGCTGTTGAAGAGTCATATGCGTTCTTAGAATTAAAGAAAGATCAGAACATATATGTATTACCAGACGAGATTATCAACGTCAGAAGTTTACATCGTAGAACAGTTGGTTCACGAACAGAAGGTGGAGAAGGCGGAACTTTGTTTGAACCATTCAATCTAGCGTACACTAATACATATCTTTTAAGAGCAGGTGCAACTGGTGGATTAGCAACTTACTATGCTTTTGCATCATACCAAGAACTAGTAGGAAAATTGTTTGGCAGTTTCATACAATTTCATTTTGATGTTGCAACAAAAAAATTAACTATTACACAAAAACCAAGAGCTGACGATGAAACAGTCCTTATGCACACTGACAACTTCAGACCAGACATCACGCTGTTCAAGGATATCTATTCTAAACCATGGATCAGAGACTACACACTTGCGGTGTCTAAAGTTATGATTGGTGAAGCAAGAGGCAAGTTTAATACAATAGCAGGGCCGCAAGGTGGTACAACACTGAACGGTGCGGAACTAAAACAACAAGGTATGCAAGAAATGGAAAAATTAGAAGCTGAAATAGGCAACTATTCAGAAGGCGGCACACCTCACAGTTTTGTTATTGGTTAATAACCATTTAACTACATTTAAATACCAACGGCATGAAAAATTCCAATTATAAAAACTATTCTGATCTCACTCTAGATGAACTAGAAGCAGTGGTACAGGAGTTAGAAAACATGAGTATACTTGCCCTCAAAGAGCGTAAAAGAAGTCTAAGAACATCAATCTTGAAATCTGTCAAAGAAGCAATCAAAGAGATTGAAAAACGTTTAAAAAAATAGTATAATAGTTACTATGCTTATAGGTGTAGTAGGTTTGATAGGTTCTGGTAAAGGTACAGTTGCGGACAGACTAGAACAAAAACACGGATTTCGAAAAGATTCTTTTGCGAAAAGTCTTAAAGATGCTGTCAGCTCCATGTTCAATTGGGACAGGGAAATGCTTGAAGGCAAGACAGAATCTAGCAGGCATTGGCGAGAACAACCAGATAAATTCTGGAGCAAACGTTTTGGCAAAGATGTGACGCCACGTTGGGTGTTACAACATTTTGGCACAGAAGTTATGCGACAAAACATGCATGATGCTATATGGATAGACAGTTGCCTGATGAGATACAAAGGCGAGCCCACTGTTGTTGCAGATACAAGATTTCAAAACGAACTAAAAATGATTCAAAAATCAGGCGGAAAACTAATACTTGTCAAGCGAGGCGAACTGCCAACAAGAGAAGAAATGAAACAAAAAGGTGCACACACATCTGAATGGGATTGGATGGGCTGGGACTTTGACGTTGTTATAGAAAACAATGGCACAAAACAAGACTTATACAAAAAGGTTGATGACTTAATCGTCAACAACAAGATCACCCATTCTCCAGCCAAGCCGTCTGACCCCTTGCAACCTTTGGCAATTGGCGCAAACAGTTTTTAGATTAGTAGCCACAGTATTCCTCATATCCCCATCAACGAAGAACACATCCAACTGTGCTTGGGACTGTGCCTTGAATCCACACAGTTCACATTTTTTACGTTTTTTATATCCCGACCTTTGCAAAGCAGTTACCCCGCCATACTTCTTGCCTGCTTTTTTCCTGATGCAGGTATCACAGAGACTTCGCCAATAAACCCTGTCATACCGCTTGTAAGCGTATGCCCTGGGTTTTGACTTACATGATTTGCACAATGGTCTGTCTTTGTACCGCATATGTGTATTTACGTTCCCTATATAGGCACCTAGAAAATGGTAAATTATGTCAACAAAACCGTACGATTGAATAAATAACTCTAGTATACGTACAACTTGCAAGGAGAATACGAAAAATGGCTTTAACATCACCAGGAGTAGAAGTTTCAGTAATAAACGAAAGTTTCTACGTACCATCAGATGCGGGTACAACACCTTTATTCATAGTAGCATCTTCACAGGATAAGAAAAACGGAGCAGGCGACGGCACTGCGGCAGGTACACAAACTGCTAACGCCAACACTGCTTATTTGATCTCATCTCAAAGAGAATTAACAGAGACTTTTGGAGACCCAAAATTCTACACAGACGCTTCAGGAAATTCATTAAATGGAAATGAATTAAACGAATACGGATTACAAGCGGCTTACTCATTTTTAGGAATTGCCAATAGAGCATTTGTCCTTAGAGCGAATGTAAACACAGCAGAGCTAGTTGGAAGTGCTTCGGCACCGACAGCGGCACCAACAGATGGCACATACTGGTTTGACCTTGCATCAAGCTCTTATGGATTATTTGAGTGGTCAAAAACAAATCAAAAATTTACAGCAATAACTCCAATTTTAATCACAGCAGTTTCTGACCTGGTAGGGAACACTTCAACAGGTGCTCCAAAACAGAACGTTGGATCAATAGGAGATTATGCTATCAACACAACACACGTTACTAACAAGATCTACAAGAAAAACGCAAGTAATGAGTGGAACCACGTAGGTTCAAGTGCCTGGAGTGCGGCGTTACCAATTGTAACAGTTGCTTCAGGAACTACAGTAACTAACGGACACACAATGGTGCTTAATGATACCACAATAACGGTATCAGGTACATCATTGGCGAACGTTGCAACAGCAATTGGTTCGAATGTTACAAACGTTACTGCAAGTGTAAACAGCACAACAGGAAACTTAGAAATTTTCCACAACGGTAGAAACGCAGGTGACTCAACAGGCGGAGCAGGAAGTATCAGATTTAACGAGGGTACAGGACTCTTAGCAGGTTTAGGAATCACTACAGGTTTATACAGAGGACCTAAATTCCTACAAGCAAAACACACTGACAGACCTACTTGGAAAACTGCAGACGAAGACAGACCTAACGGTTCAGTTTGGTTCAAAACAACATCTGCAAACTCAGGTGCAAACATCATAACAAAACTTTACAGCTCAGCAAGTGCGTCGTTCTCAACAGTCAGTTCACCACTTTACGCTACTAACCATCAGGCGATCTACAACTTGGATGCCGCAGGTGGTGGAGTTAATCTATCAGCAGGTTCGTTGTATGTTCAGTTCAACGTAACTGAAGAAAGCATGGGAGCAGACGATTTAGGAGGAGCAGACACTACTCCGAATGTTGGTGACTTCCAAATTTTCAGATACGAAGGTGGCGAAACAATAATTGAATCAAAAACTACTTTCCCAAGTTTCACAGCAGGCGAAACGTTTTCTGTTCAAGAATCATTAAAGAACCAAGAGGCCCTAGACACTGCCAAAACAGTTACTATGATCTCAGGTGATGGTTCAACTCTAGGTGACGCAGAGGACTTTGTCACTGCATTCTCAACAGCAGGATTTACAAACTTGGTTGCAGAAGTGATAGGATCAGGTGATTACAAAGGTGCTATCAGAATCAAACACAAATTAGGTGGTGAGTTCAGAATGGTAGACACATCAGGTACTCCATTAGCTGATGCAGGTATCAGCACAACAACTGCACACAGCTACGGTGGTTACACAGCAAACAGCACTACATTGATTGATAATTTATATGATGCTCCTACAGGAGAATCTTTAGACTCATCAGCCAACAATGCTGTTGTGGCTACAAACTTTAAAAGATTGAGCTACACTGCTTCTTCGAGTGCACCGACAAATGAACCTGCAGACGGTACATTATGGTATGACACTTCAATAGATGAAGCAGACATCATGGCACACAATGGTACTACTTTTGTTGGATATGCAACTGCATACTCAACAACAGATCCAAATGGTCCACAGTTCAGTGCAACAGCACCGGCTACACAGTCAGATGGTACAGCACTTGTTAACAATGACTTATGGATTGACACAAGCGACCTTGAGAACTATCCAAAACTTTACAAGTACAACACAGCGGCAACATTGAGTTCAACTAACACAGCTAACCAAGTGGCAGTTACAACTACAGGGGCGGCATGGGAACTTGTTGACAAAACAGACCAAACCACAGAAGATGGAATAGTTTTTGCAGATGCTAGATTACACACAACGGCAGATAAGGCAGACGCAAAAGAATCAGGAGGAGCTGGTACATTCAGCACTATTAAGGACTTATTAAGTGATGGCTTCTTAGATCCAGATGCTCCAGATCCAACTTTATACCCACAAGGCATACTACTTTGGAACACAAGAAGAAGTGGTTACAATGTTAAAGAATACAAAAACAATTACATAACAACTACAAAATATCCAGGAAGCGGATCAACAGGTTTAGGAAACATCAGAGCAAGTAACGAAGCAGTTGGTGGATACTTCCCAGACAGATGGGTAACTAAATCTAGCAACAATGCAGACGGTTCTGGATCTTTTGGTAGAAAAGCACAGAGAAAAGTAATTGTTGAGCAATTAAAATCAGAGATTGACACTAACCAAGCAATTAGGGAAGACCAAAGAGGCTTTAACGTAATTGCTACACCTGGTTATCCTGAGTTAATTGCTAACATGATTGCATTAAACACAGATAGAAACAACACAGCGTTTGTTTTAGGTGACACACCATTCAGATTAGAAGGAACGTCAACTAGCATTCAAAACTGGGCTAACAACTCAGCAGGAGCAACAGACAACGGTGAAGACGGTCTAGTAAGTGCAAATGATTACTTAGGTGTATTTTACCCTTCAGGTTTAACAACCGACAACACAGGAAAATCAATTGTTGTTCCACCATCACACATGATGTTGAGAACTCTAGCAAACAACGACAATATAGCTTTCCCATGGTTTGCACCATCAGGAACTAGAAGAGGTGTTGTTGACAATGCTACATCAGTTGGTTACATAGATGCAAGTTCAGGAGAGTTTGAAACAATATCTGTAACGGAGTCAGTGAGAGATTCAATGCATGAAGTTAAAGTCAACCCAATTACTTTCTTTGCAGGAGCAGGGATTGTAAACTTTGGTAACTTAACAAAAACATCGGCAAGTTCCGCACTTGATAGAATAAACGTTGCGAGATTGGCAGTGTATCTGAGATCACAATTAGATGCTATTGCTAAACCGTTCATATTTGAACCAAATGATGAACTAACAAGAAATGAAATTAAACAAGCAGTTGAATCATTCTTATTAGAACTTGTTGGTCAAAGAGCATTGTTTGACTTCTTAGTAGTTTGTGATGACACAAACAACACATCTACAAGGATTGACAGAAATGAACTGTACGTAGATATAGCGATTGAACCAGTGAAATCGGTTGAATTCATTTACATACCGTTAAGAATTAAAAACACAGGAGAAATTGCAAAGTTAGGGAACTAATTTTGAATAAATAGGAGAAACAGATGGCAATATCAACTTTATCAAAATTTACAGTACCTTTAGCAAACGATCAAAGTTCAGCATCACAAGGCTTGTTGATGCCAAAACTACAATATCGTTTTAGAGCGATACTGGAAAATTTTGGAGTATCAACACCAAGATCAGAACTAACAAAACAAGTTATCGATATAACAAGACCTAACTTGACTTTTGACAACGTTACACTAGATGTGTACAACTCAAAAGTTTATGTTGCAGGTAAACACACTTGGGATCCGATCACAATCACATTGAGAGATGACGTAAACAACTCTGTTACAAAACTAGTTGGTGAACAGATTCAGAAACAGTTTGATTTCTTTGAACAGTCTAGTGCGGCATCTGGTATTGATTACAAATTCACAACTAGAATTGAAATGCTTGACGGTGGTAACGGCGCAAGTGCACCAAGTGTATTAGAAACATTTGAGTTGTACGGTGCGTACATTGAAAACGTTAACTACAACACACTAGCATACGCAACTTCAGATCCAGCTACGATTACATTGTCAGTAAGATACGACAACGCAATCCAAACTCCAACAGGAACAGGAATTGGTACAGCAGTAGCGAGAACGATCGGTACATTAAGTACTGGTGGTGGACAGTAATAAGAATTAAATTTAGCATTTATAATACAGGAAAAGCGTCTTTATAGGCGCTTTTTTTGTGACTATAAATAACACTACTATGCCAACGATAAACAATTTCTTACAAGGTTTCCAGGACGGTCTTCCTGGAATGAAAGACTACCAACACGCATCGAGGTTGTACATAGATAACAACCACAAACTGATGCCGAAGCAGAAATTCCTGTTTCATGTTGTGTTCAACACAGATGAAACACTTTTCATAGACGGTTTTGGTGCTCATGAGAGATATGAATTGAACATGTTAGTAAAGGCATGTGACCTTCCAAAGTATGATCTTAGTCTGGAAGAAAAAATTCAGTACAACAAAAAGATGTATGCGGCCACAAGAATAGCCTACGAACCTGTTAACATAACGTTCCATGACGACCATGCCGACACTGTAAATGCATTCTGGAAAAAATATTATGAATACAATATTGCAGATTCGGTAGGCATGAACAATGACTTAACCATTTCAAACACTAAGGATGATTATTACGACTTTGGAAGTGCTAGAGCAACAACAAAGTTTGGTTTAGATACACCAAAAGAAAGACGAAAACCATATCTGAAAGGCATAGAAATTTTTGTATTGCACAAACAAAGATTCACATCTATGACATTAGTAAATCCCGTAATAGGTTCATTCTCACATGACAACCTTGATCAGGCAGACGGTGGAGGTGTAATGAACAACACAATGCAAATTTTATACGAGACAGTAATATACAAATCAGGAATAGTTAACAAAAACAATGTGCCTGGTTTCGCAACTATACACTACGACAACTCACCTAGTCCATTGACTGTATTAGGTGGCGGCACAAATAGTATATTTGGTCCGGGAGGAGTCGTTGATGGTATTGGTTCAGTAATAAGAAACGTACAATCAGGAAATATATTAGGTGCTATCCTTACTGCATCAAACACTTATAACAACGCAAAAAAAATTAAAAAGAAAGATGTAAAAGAAGAATTAAAAGGCATTGCCAAGGAAGGGGTACTAGAAGTTGGAAAACAGGCAGGAACAATTACTAATCCTGTTGCCCAATTTTCTGTTGGTGCGGCAGTGGCGGCAGGGGCCGTTATAGCAACAGCAAAGGGAACGGCAGACAACACTAACCAAGCAGACAACACCGTTATTAACAATTCATTACCTAACACTAACAATTTTTTAACCGCTGACGAGTCTTTCAATCTTGTATCAAACGACAGCAATATTAGAGATGAGATTGCGGCAGGACTATATTACAAAGATATAGGATCGCGTAAATCATTAACAGTTGCTGAATCAGATGTTGAGTACACTGGGTCTTCTGACAGTGTTAAAACTGTTTACACAAATAAAGCAATTACAGATATAAGAAAATTAGTTACAGAAGGATACATTCAGATTAATAGACAAACACAAAACGTTGAAATAGCGACGGAGAAAGCATCATTATAATGACCGAACTTTATTCAAATTTACCACCCAAAGATAAAGACAATCTTGAGAAAACTATTGAGAAACTTACAACAACTGATTATCAGCAAGACTATCAATTTAACGTAGGTGAATATGATGCTACTGTGGCTTTTTTTGTAAAACGTAATTTTAGTCGAACCGCGGCTGAAACAACTGCATATGCAATTTTGGCACAGGCAAAGATCGACGACATTAAACCACAACAAATATTAGACCAGTTGACATACGCCAATCCGGCCCTGTTGTCTGAGTTGATAACAATTATTTTAAACGCCAACAGATACAAGTCAAGTAGGTTGGGTGTTAGAAAGACACTGGCCGCCAAAGAGACGGTATCTAGAAACATTATAGACTAATGCTACCTAGATTTGCAAGGGGTAAGTTCTCTCCCAAGAACCAAGAGAAGTATGTAGGCACGAAGACACCAACCTATAGATCAAGTTGGGAACACGCATTCATGAGATTGTGTGATGAACATCCTAACGTTTATCAATGGGCATCGGAGTCTATTAAGATACCTTATAGACATCCTTTCACCGGCAAATACACTGTGTACGTGCCGGATTTTTTTATAGTTTATCAAGACAAGAACGGAAGGAAACATGCCGAGATGGTGGAAGTAAAACCAATGAGCCAAACTTCTATGGAATCGGCAGGTAAAAGTTTAGCAAAAAAGAAACAGGTAGTGATAAACATGGCGAAATGGGAAGCCGCAAGTTCATATGCCAAGCAGAGAAAGATAAGGTTCAGGGTGGTATCAGAAGAACAGTTGTTCCATAACGGCAAACGTAAGTAAATACGAGCATGACAAAGAAATTAGAAGATATACTTAATTTACCAAATGTGAAAGAAGCATTCAAAGAGGTAGATAAAAAAGAAAAAGACAAAAAAATTAAAGAAGCAAACGGACATAATCCATCTTCAAAAAACTTAGACCCAAAAACACAGGCCAATCTTCAAAAAAGCTATGCTGAATTTGACAAGATTGCGGCCGCTTTACCACAGGTTAAAGGACTAGGAGAACTTTCAGATTTGGAATTAGATAAACTGGCTGTGGAAGCTGAAGAAAGTTACAAGAATCTCATGGATCTTGGCATGAATGTTGACTCACGATATTCGGGGCGTATATTCGAGGTTGCAGGAAACTTCCTAAGAAACGCCATAGATGCAAAGGCCGGCAAAATAGATAAGAAGCTTAAAATGGTTGAACTGCAACTTAAAAAGCAGAAGATAGACCAGGGCAATAAAGACGGTGGGCCTATAGAAGAAAGCGACGGATTTGTGATATCTGACCGTAACGAATTAATGAAGAAACTACTTAAAAAAGACTAAATATTGCATATGAGCACGTTTAAAGACTACTTAACAGAAGCAGTAAAGTCATATGACTACAAAATTAAGGTCGCTGGAGATCTTGATAAAGATTTTGCGTCAAAGTTAGAATCAGCACTTGCTAAATTTGAAGTTGCTAAAATGTCAGCGGGAAAGAAAACTCCTATTATGACACTACCATTGGATTTTCCTGCCTTAAGCAATGAGCAGGTAACAATATTTGACGTGACTACAAACTATCCAGAGGCGCCAAGAGTGATGCATGAATATCTTTCAGATATTTTGAGAGTGCCGGCAACACACATCGTTGTAAGAAAACCAGGTGAGCCAACAGAAGAATATCAAGACGAGATGCAGAAAGCAAAAAAATCAGAATTTGCAAACAAATTAGCCAGCGTAGAAACAAAATTCCAAGAGCATCCGGTTAAAGGTGAAGAACATTATGGCGACAAACACAACATGGGCTTACTAAAAGAATTATTAAAAGACAGAGAAACTAATCCAGTAGATGCTCCTAAAGAAAAGTCAAACATTATGCCAAACGAGGATGACAAAACTGCAGGATCTCCAATTAGCACAGGTCCAGGACCAGTGAAAGGCAATCCACATCCAACAACTTTACAAGGATTCAAACAATAAGGAAACAGTTATGGAAATGATCGACGTACTAAAAAAATTACAAGAAATTGCAGAAACAAAACCTGAATTAGTAAAAGACGCAGTAGAGAACGTTGAAAAAACAAATCCTAAAGCAGTAACTGAAGGCGGAATGAAAGATTACTTGCACGGCGAAGCAGAAAAATTATCAAGAGAAGAATTTTTAAAAAAGCATGGTGAAAGTTTAAGAGGTTTTTACAATGCAATCAACGGTTCTGAGGACGACGAGAACGATATGGAAGAGGGAAAAATGATGAAAAAAGAAACAGTAAAAGAAGACATCAAAATATCAGCAGACACTCCACAAGAAGCAGGAATGATGATGCAGATTTTAAAACTAGCAGGCGTACAACCAGTTGATGCAAAAATGATTGGTGGAGACGGAAATGATGATGACATGTCACATGACCATGATGGTATGACTCACTCACACCCAGGTGGAGATCAAGAGCATAACCACGATGACGATCCTATGGGCTCAATGCAAATGGCAAAAATGAGAGACATGATGAAAGCACCGGATGAAGAAAAAGCGGCTGAAACTTTTGCTAACGAACCAGAAGAAAAAGTACAAGATGTAGATAGTTTGGTAAACAAACATTCAGGTGGTTTAAACAGACAGAAAAGTTCTTTCAGAAGAGCAGAGCCAGGAGACAATCCAATGACTGCAGAAGATAAGATCACTGAAGAAGAATTGGCAAACAGTCTAAGAACACAGTATGAAAGCTTCAAAGAAACATATCAGAAAGCGGCTGAAACAAAATCAAAGCCTGACTTCTTGGATATGGACAAAGACGGCAACAAGACAGAACCAATGAAAAAAGCCGTTAAAGACAAAGAAGAAAAAGAAGCAAAGTAATACTTTTCAAAGTAATATCACAGCGTTAAATACTACACTATGGCGTATGTATCATTAGATAGCGACCAAATTAAAAAGGCGCATAAGAAACACAAATACACTAAAGAGCAAGTTGAACAACTTGAAAAGTGTATGGATGAAAAAACTGGTCCATTATTCTTTATGAAAACTTTCATGAAGATTCAACATCCAACCAAAGGTGAGATGAAATTCAAGCCTTATCCTTATCAAGAAAGATTGGTAGATGCATATAACAACCACAGGTTTTCAATATCAATGCTACCTAGACAGACAGGAAAAACAACCTGTGCATCAGGTTACCTTATATGGTATGCCATGTTCAAACCAGATTCTCAAATACTAATCGCGGCACACAAATACGCAGGTGCATCAGACATAATGTCAAGGGTGCGTTATGCGTATGAGATGTTACCCAGTTGGATCAAAGCAGGTGTCACACAGTACAATAGAAACAGTATAGAGTTTGATAATGGGTCTAAAATTATGGCAACCACAACAACAGAAAACACAGGACGGGGTATGTCACTTACACTAATATAT